GAAGCCATGATAGATTTCTACTTAGATAGAGTTGACTGGGTTAAGTACCTGGCAGAGCATTATTATGCACTCAGCCGGAACACCCTGAATTACACTCTTCTGAATGACGGGACTGTTAGACCGTGTTTAGCGAGTCTTGAACAGCATTCCCTGAACGTAGACCTCTTCAATGTGGCATACCAAAGGAAGTTCAACGTGTCGGACGACCAAATGTTTGAAGCCCAGGAGCTTCCGGACAATTTACGCGCAGAGGGTTACCTCAGTTGCGAGATGTTCGGCGGCATCTGCGAACGGATGTCCCTCGGTTACAAGCACCTGTTGGAAGACAGAAGTTGTGCTGACCAGCTTTTACCTAAACCTTTTTGTTCCATCTTTGAGTACGACAAGAAAGACACTGTAATATTGCTGTCCTATGTGACTGCATATTGTGCTTTCGCTTGTTACCTCAAAGATTGGGACCCAAGTCATGTATTAGCTGATTCAGCGTTCAAGTCTGCGTCGCCTTTAAAATTGCCGAAGGCACGTAAATCGCAGATTTCGACATTGGTCAGGAAGCTATTGACCACTTTCAAGAAGTATCAACCTGAGATTTTTATCAACAAGGTTCGATTACCAACTTGGAGTGAGCACAAGCCTCCACCAGCCCTTATTAGCGGTTCCCTTTCAGAGGGTTCACTTGATGGGCAGACCGATACAACCGATGAAGTCACAGTCACATCCGAGGTTACGTCAGTCTCCAAGACTACCCCCCTCGAACGGTGTGAACTATCCAGCGGGGCCATGTTCCCTTGCGAGAAATGGCAAATACGCCAGATCCTGCAGTTAACTGGAAAAGGGCCTGGGGTCAGATCGGTTGAGAACATGAGTTTGGCTCACTTTGGTGAGATAGACTTAGTTGTGGAAGCTCCCAACTCTATATTAGTGTTCGAGTGCAAGAGTACTGTCAATGATTCCGCAAAAGCTAAGGCGCAAGCCTATCGCTATGCGAGAGTGATGTCAGCACTTTATCCACTGAAAAGGGTGTTAGGTATAACTTACACTCCTTATGGTTTCTCAGTCATTAGTGACTCACATTTAGACCAGCCGGTCGACTTCCGAGGCTTTCTATATGCTATTGGTTACCTTCAAAATCAGCCTTAATGGTTGTAGTCCGATTTATCCATTCTAGACTATAAATTGAATGGTAGGAATTTTCGTCCATGTCACCTATTCGTGACAATGGAATTTCTGTGTACCGCGCCCCACAGAATAGATATTCCGTAGCATCCGCTAGTAGAGCAGGAGTACCGACATACGTAAGTAGTTTGTAGGTTCAAGGTTTTTAGATCGTCCGCTCTTTTGCGGATGCTTTAAATCTTGAGCTGAAATTTTTAGCTTAACGATAGTCGCC